AACCGTCTTGCTTCGACCCCGACCTGCCTTTGGGTTCGGCTTGCCTGAGAACCACCGCGGTTTCGATGGCGGGCGTTGACCAAAAGGTATTTGCGTGGGCCTGATCTGCCGTCCTTTCCGGTGACGTTCCTTTCGAGGTCTGCGGTGATTTCGGCTGCGGTGGTTTTCTTTGTTTCTTTGGAAGCGTGAATTAGGGTGTTGCCCATGCCGAAGTCGACGATCTCTTTTGCTGAATGATCGGTTGCCATCATGAGTTGCTTCATGGCGGTTTGGAATTCTTTTGTATCGAGTTCGATCATTGTCCTAGGGTTGTTTGTGATTTCAGCTTTGCGATCTCTCTTCCCATTTCGAGTGGGTCAAAGAATGTGACCCCTTGTCGCATCCAGTAGATTCGTTCGTAATGGCAGGCGCGGCTGTATGGGATTTCCCAAAGGATCCAGTGCTCTGTCGCCGACGGGATAACCCCGGCGACAGCGGCTACCAGGGTGGCCATTCTCGCCGGCGTTAGTCCTTTCCCTGCTCTGCACCTTCGGGTAATTCGTGCTCTGCGTTATTATCCGCGGAGAGGATATTTCCGACGATGTCTGAGGCGTGCTGCCATGCCTGTGAAGGGAAGGTTAGGCCGTTCTTGTCTGCCCACTCAAACATGCCCTTCAGGGCTTTCTTTGGCGGTTGGAATCCGGCGGCTAGGATGGCGGGCTCGTCAAGCCAGCAGCTGTAGGCGATGATCGTGATGTCTTGAACCAATCCCGGGTAGGAAAACTTTGTGAGTTTGCCCTCTTCGTCGGTTTCAGAATCGATGCTTTCCGGGTCGATCCCGGCTGGATAAAGCATGCCGAGGCGTTGGGCAAATGCCCGGCGCATGGCGCTGAATGGGGCTAGTTCTTTACCGGCTACCATGCCGTTAAAGAAGCTTTGTCCGAAGCTTTTGTCTTGCTCGGTTTGCTCCAATGCGAATCCTGGGATGGCTCCACCGCTGACGAATTCATCGTCTTCGAATTGATCTACTGGTTGTTTGTTTGTGCTCATGGCTTTTGTTTTTTGTTTGGTGTTTGGTTATTTGCGAGTTTTGTTTCCCCGAACCGCAACGGCGAGGAGTTGGTTTAGTTTGTCCTCTGGGTAGCCGTAAGGCACCATGGTGACCGTGCCGTCTGTGTGTTCGATGCGAGTCCATGGGAGGTCGGTATCGTCTGCACAGATTTGCTTCATCTTTTTCTTGATGAGGTCGTGGTTTTCCTCTGCCACGCTCATGTGTGCCATGATGGCGAGGGGTAGGAGTTCGACGAATTTAACGAAGAGTTGCTGCACTTCTTCGAGGGCGCCTTTTGCGTCTGCCGGGTTTTTGCAGGCTGCCAGAACACCGTCGCTTGCCCGTTGGGAGATGCGCTGGATGAGTTCTTTGACTTTGCCGTCTGCTTTGCGGTCGACCCATTCACGGCGCAGTGCGTTTGTATCGCAAGTCCAGTCGGGGCTGAATCCTTGCAGCTCGAATACGAATTGCCCGATCGTGCCCTTTGGGCGATGCGGTGGGAAGGTGCGGATGATAGACCGCGGGAGTTTGAATTGGAAGCCTAGGGCGACCATTGCCGCTGCCATGGCTGTGCTGTTGGTGTAGATGACGCTTGCGTCCTGACGGATGGCCTCTTCGAGGGCCGCTTTGTTTTGGCTCATAGTTTTGTTTTTTGTTTGTTTGTTTTGTTTGCCTAATTTCTTAGGCGGAGAATGCTGCGAATTCTACTTCGCAAGCGGCCGTGTCGGCTTGGACGCGGATGGCGTTGTTTCCGGACTTTGCCCGGGCGTAGACCCGTTCGCCGGGGAGTAGCTCGTTGTTAAGCTGCCCGGTGACGTTGCCCCAATACACTTTGTTTGTCGCATCCAAATTGCGGAGGGCGAACCAGCCTAGGGAGGTGATGTCCCCGAGGCCGATACCTTCCTCTGATGTCCCCACGCTTTGGCTGCCCGCCTGGAAGTGGTTTCCAGAAACGTTTACGATGACTTCGCCACCTTCCCTGCGAAAGCTTTTACCGGCTTTGGTAAAAGCTACGAGTCCGAGTGTGATGTTGAGTTCGTTTGCCATTGTGTTTGGGTAGGGTTGGGGTTATGCTACGACCTGGTCTTCGCACTGCACTGCCTTGATGTTGACTTTCTGCATCGCTTCGCGGCTTCGGGTAATGGTGACTTCTTCGGCGATGATGGCTCCGGTGGAAATACCGCCGAGAGCGTAGCCGAGGATGTTTGCAACGACAAGGACACTGCCGATGGTTGCTGTGATGTTGCCGGTTGTTTCGCCTGAAATGTCGTAGGCGATGCGTTTGTCGTGGTAGTAAGTGCCACGGGTGTTACCGGATTTGTTTGGCACTTCGATCTTTTTCGAAGTTGCGGAGATGGTAACGGTTTCTACGTTCATTCCTGCTTCGTCTTCGGGGACGGCTGGAGTGAAGCCGGTAAGGTTTACGATGGTTGCGCTCATGGTTGGGGTATGGGTCTAAAGGTTGATGGTTTTCGTGGCTGTCAATTCTTCATTGTGACGTAGATGATGAATTCCCGGGTGTGTTTTCGGGCGGTGTCATTGTCCTCTCTACCGCTTTGGCTTCCTGCCATGCAGTGGAAGAGTGAGAATTTGCTGAAGGCTGGCACCTCTTTTGTCCAATCCGTGGCCAATGGCGGTAGGGTAGGGCTCAATATGGCTTTGGTGATTTTCTCCCAGAGGTCTCCGACTTGTTTGGGGTCGAGTTTGGGAATGAGGGAGCGGATTGAGATGGTCAGGTCGATTCGGTCGACCCGGTTTTGGTTGTTTGAATTGCAAGAAATCATTCCGCCTGCTTTTGCGCTTACCGATATGCCGTCCATGGTTTCCCGCTTTGCGTGATCGTCGTGGCTGAATGCGTCGGTAATACCGGCCACTCTAAGGAGGCCGATGGCTGCTTGCTCTGTTGATGTTTCCATGCTCATGGGTTTGTGATCTTGAAAGTGTAGGAGTTTTCGGTTTCGGTTACTTCGGAGATTCTGAATTCACGGCCGAGGTATCCGATCGAGCTTTGGTTTTCCGGTCTGCAAGGGATGAAGGTTTTGGTGACCACCGCGTTGAAGATTTCAGTGATGATTTCGGCGCCTGGGTCGAATTCGCTTTGGAATTGGACTGGGCTTACCAAGGCCGGGGTGGGTTTGGCCACCCCGGGGAATTGGAGGAATTGGCCGCTGCCCGCAGTCAGTTTGTTTGTGGATCTGTGCAGGCGTTGCTGCCTGTTTTGTGGATTCATGCTCATGACTGGGGCGGCGGTCAATTTGGTTATAGGTCAGCGAAGTTCATGGGGATTTCGTCTTCCTCTTCGGCGGTGGGTTTTGGCTTTGGTTTTCCTCCCAGAATCTCTTCGGGGAAATCCGGGCCGAGGTAGGCTCGGAGCCACTTTGCTTGCTCTTCGATGGTCGGTTCGTGCACCGTCTCTTCGAGTTTGCAAAGGAGGTCGTGCTCTTCGTCGGTCAGAAGCTCGATGATGGTTTCGAGTGGGGCCGGCTGTGATCCGATGGCCACGCGGTAGGATGGGTAGGAGTCTTTTCCGGGTGGTTGGACTTTCTCCACTTTCACTAATCGGCCTGCGCCTGGGTCGGTAATATCCCCGTGGATTTTTTGTCCTGCGGTTGGGCTTCCCGGCTCTGTGTCGACCGCCTCTGCGGTGGTTTTAATCGTGTAGGCTAGGCCGGGTGTCCCTCCGTATTCACCGCCGTAAAGCGATGAGCGGAAAAGGCAAAGGCGCTTACCCTCTTCGGCGTGCTGGTCGATTGCCCATGCGATGCCTTGTTTTTTAGGCCATAGTCGGTAGCCGGTTTTCTTTTCTTTGTCCCAGAGTTTTTCCGGGGCGTTTTTGCGCAGCCAGTTTTGCACTTTGGCGACCAGGTCGTTTTCCTGGCTTGGCTTTGCCCATTCTGCGATGTCATCCATATTGTAGCACTCGACTGGCATCATCCAATCCTCTTTGCTTCCTACGATGGCCGGTAAGAACCGCAGCCAATTTACCCCTACGTTGAGGCGTTGTTTGCGGGATCCGAATTCGGGTTTCACCACTGCACTTTGGAAGCCTGATGGCTCTGTTTGTGGTTTTTCGATTGGGCTGATTTTGTTTGTGGAGGTGCTCCACTCGATTTTCTTTTTCATTGTTTGCTTTGTTTGTTGTTTTGCTGTCTGCCTATTGGTCCGCAGCGGTTTGTTTGGGAGTCAATGTTGGGAGTGTGAGTTCTTGGATTCGAAGTAGGGCGTCTGCGTTTCCACCGAGGGAGCAGACGTGGATTCCTAGGGTGCCGGCTGCTTGCTCGTTTGGGATATGCAGTGGTTCGCCTTTCATCCAAAAGAAAAGTTTGTTTAGGCGTTGGGGTAAAAGCGCCACTTCCCCGAGCTCTGTTTGGATGGCTTGGTTGAGGGCTGTTTGTTCCAACCAGGATCCGTAGGCCGGGTGTCCCCTCATGGTGCGCTCGAACACCCGGCGGTGTTCGGGCGTGAAGCAGAGGAGTCCGCCGTTGATGTAATTTTCGGGGAGGCGGTAGTTGAACCGCTCTCGTTCCACTTCGGGGGATGGAAAATCCAGGCAGGCTGCGAACCGATCCCCGATGGCTTCGTAGATTTTGGCTGGATCCCACTTGCCGATTGGTAGGAGGTCGGCGTCCCATGCCCAGTATCGGTCGTATCCCGGGAAAAGGTCTAGGAGGTGGCATTTCAGCCAGGATGGGTTTGCTAGGCCTATTGGGTCGCTGGTAAGGGTTACCGCCTTCATTCCTGTGTTCTCTGTAATTGCGGCGGCGGTGTTTTCGGCGGCCTTGTCCCAGCCGTTTCCGACTCCGATGACGATGGCTATGTCTTTGATTGGTGTTTTCATTTTGTTTGGTTGTTTGGTTGGGTTTCTAGGGGATCGAGGAAGGCGTAGGTGTTTTCCCCGTCCCAGTAGCATTCGTAGTTAAAGCCGAAGTCTTCCAGCGCGTCCTGGTAGGCTTCCTCTGTGTCTTCCCCGTGCATGAGGATTTCGATTACCTTGCGGCGGTCGTAGGCCAGGCGGACGGGTAGGGTGTGGATTTCGAGGAGTCCGAGGCAGGCATCGTCGAACATGGGGTCGAGTCTGGGTAGGTGGGTTAGGCCGTAGCCTTCCTTCACGTTTTCAACGATGAGGTCGATTTCTTCGGATCGGGTCATGGCTTTGTTTCAAATTGGGGTTCTTGGATCGGGTAGTTTACCGTGCCGATGTGCTCCGTGATGACCGAGCTGTCTGCCATGACTTCGAAGCCGGCTTCCCGGGCATCGTGGCAGAAGAACCAATCCTCGCTCATGTAGCGACCGTCCAAAACCCCGACCCGGAAGAAGTCGTATTTGGTTCGCTTGTCCATGTCGCATTTGTAGGCTCGCTCTTGGTGGTCTTTGGCTATCGCTTCAAAGACGCGGCGGTGGATCATAAGGAAGCCTGTTCCTGCTTCCCTAGCTGCGATGAGGCCGTCTGGCCTTTGCACCGCTCCTGGCATCGCGTTAACACACCAACGGAGCGGGCTGATTTGTTTGATCGGGTAGAGGCCGGCGACGATGCTGTGGCCTGCTTCGATGTGCTTCCATAGGGCGGTTACGTGATCCGGGGAAAAGATGATGTCGCTGTCGACGAACATGATCGCCTCGAATTTGGTAAGGAGGAAATCCGCCACGAGGTTGTTTCGGGCTCTGCTTACCAAGCTGTCCCCTGTGTTGAATTTCAGGGCGCTTACGCGGTGCTCATTGATCGTGGCGTAGAAGCAGTCGATCGAGGCGATGGGGGCGTTACCGTAGACCGGCGCGGCTAGGAGGATTGGTGGTATTTTCATTTTGGTTTTGTTTGGCGCTTTTGCCGTTTGGTCAAATACGCCATTCGTGAAAACAAAAAACCCCGTGGATTGCTCCACGGGGAAAACACACCAAATTGCCCTTTCGGGCTGAAGGGTTAGAGTTTCAATGCGATGGTGACGTTTGCGTCGGTGTTATCTCCACCGTTTGCTGCGACGGCCGCGTTGAGGCGAACGTAGCGTTTGCAGTCGGATGGGAAACGGACTTGGCGGGATGCTGCGTCTGCTCCGGATGCACCGCCGGTTGTGACCAGGGTAGCGAGGCCAGGGATGGCCACGAAGTTTGCAGCGGCCTCGTCGCTGTGTTGGATGGTGAGGGTTGCCGAGATGGTGTTTGCGAGGTTCGCAAGCGCCGGGTGGCTGATTTCTACTTCGCAAGCTTCCACGCCACCACCGGTGACAAGGTCGATTGCAGGAGTGGATGCGGCTGCTCCGGCAGCTGGTAGGGCTACGGTTGCAGTGAGTAGGGCGTCAGTGATGTTGCGTTTCATGGTCGTATTAGGAAGGGATGTGCCCGGGGATTTCTCCCCGGGCTAGGTTGGTTATGCGAAGGTTTCTGCTTCGTCGGTGCCGATCACGATGGAGTCGGTTTCGATGATTTGGATTCCGTGCGATTCGGTTGGGCGATCTGCGACTGCGCCGTTTTTGTAGGCTACTTGGCTTACCGCAGTGCGGGAAGTTTGGAGCTGTCCAACGGAGCGACCGTTTGCGAGGATGCGGAGCTTGCTCTTATCGGAGCGGAAGCCGGCTGGCATGAGTTCCAACGCCTTTTGGACGAGGGCGTCTGTGAAGCCTTTGTTTGTGTCCTCGGTGATGTTGCAGATCTTCACGATGCTCTTCGGGTGAAGGGCTTGAAGACCGATCCAGAGACCCATTGGGGCGACGAATGCTGGGAGCACTTTGCCGTTCGAGTCGGTGATCATTTGCTCGCGGAATTCCGGGATGTCGAGGCCGCTGTTTTGGCCGAAGACCCAGCTGACTCCGTCGTCTCCAACGCGAACCAGGTAGACGGTTGTTTTTTGGGCTGCGGTGGATCCGGCTGCATCGATGCGGCTTTCGTCTGGGCAGAGGTTTTTCAGGCCGATGAAGCCTTTGTCTTCGCCTTCGCCTGTGCCGTAGTAGAATTGCTCTCCGAGGCCTTCCATTGCACCGGCAGTGTGCTCGATGGAACGGGCGGTCAGGTAGTCATCCACACCGTCTTCGGATGCTTCTGCGACGCGCTTGTCGGCGACGATCGGGTTTTCATAGATGAAGCACTGCACCCATTTTTCGAGGTAGCCTGCGGATCCAGGGGTGATTCCAGCGTTTGCGCTACGGAAACCACCTTTTGGGTTGTTCCGGCGGAAGGTGGACTTATAGGAAGTTCCTTTGATGGTGCGTCCTGGGAGGGAAAGCACTTCAGGGAAGCTGCCGAGGAGTTCGTCGAGGATGCCGACGACTTTGTCGCGACCGTTAAGGGCTGCGATGTCTTGTAGAGTTCCAGTAGTCATGGTAGTGGTTGGGTTGGGTTGGGTTGATTGGTTGGTGCGTCAATTTGTTATTTCCCGGCGCGTTCGGCTGCGATGGCTGCCGCTACTTTTGCACGTCCTTTGAGGCCGGCGATGGCGGTTTTGTCTGCGTTCGTTTGGGGACCTGTTTGGACTGGAGGCTCTGCGCGTTGCAGTTCCTTGTCGGCTGCGATTTCGGCTGCCTTTGCTTGCACGCGGGTGTCGAATTCGGCGTTGAGTTTGGTTTCGGCAGCGGTGATGGCTGCGCTAACGGCTTTCTCGATGTTTGCTTCGAGGGTAGCGAGGCGGGTAGTTGCTTCGTTGACGGATTTGAGGAGGTCAGCGGATGCTTCCTTGTCTTTGTCTTCGTCTGCTTCGGCTTCTTTTCCTTCGTCGCCTTCAGCTTCGGCGTCTTCGTCCTTTTCTTTTTCCTTTTCGGAAGTAGGTGTGAGGGGTGCTTTGGCTTGCTCGATTGCTTCGAGGCGAGTTTGCATTCCGAGGACGGTCTTGATGAGGTCAGTGAGTTTCATGGTAGTCAGATTTGGGGTTTGGTTGGTGATTTGTTTTTCTGTCAATTATCGCATGGCGATGATGGTTTCTTCGAGTTCGGAGCGGTCAAGGATGATGTCGACTAGGCCGAGGTCGATTGCGTGCTCGCCTTCGTAATGACCGGCTCTGAAAACTTCCAGATCGATGTCTGGGCGGGCTGCCAGGACGTGGTTTTGGAAGCCTTCGTTGGTGCGATCGATGCTGGATTGGATGAATTCCTTTTCTGCTTCGGTCGGTGCGTGGTATGGGCTCCCTGCCGATTTGAGGTCTGCTCCGGTTGCTTGCCATTCGTGTGCCGTGTAGCCGGCTTGCTCCATCATTTTGGAGTAGTCCCAGGTGGTCATCCGTGTGCCGATGGATCCAGAGGATGCGTCTACGGATGCGATGATGGTATCGGCGCTGCATCCGATGAAATAAGCCGCGCTGCAAATCATGCTGTCGCTGTAGGTGTAGATCGGCTTCTTACCGCGGTTTGCCAGGATGTGTGATGCCAAGGATGGGGCACCTTGTGCGTATCCGCCACCGCTTTCGATGTCGAAGACGATGTCTTGAACCTGCGGGTTGTTGAGGACGCTGTCGAATTCGTGTTTGAGGATTTCGTAATCGGTTACCAAGCCCACCGCGTTGTAGATCGGGTCGAATTTGGATCCGAGGAAGCCGTAGACGTGGATGATGGCGATTCCCGAAGCCGTAATCGTTACCCGCTGCCTCGAACGGTAGCGGCTGCGGTACCAATCGGCGATGTCATCAAGGCTTTGGTTTTTTTCGCCGTGGGTTTCTGCTACGCGCTTTGCCTCTGCCATCGCCATTGCGTGGCGGGCTGCGAATCGCGGGTTAATTAGGAGGATGTCATTCATCGTCTTCGGTTTCTTCGGTTGTTTCCGGTGTGGTTTCTTCGCCGGGTTTGTTTGAATTGTTTGCTGCGGATCCCACGGCCACGCCCATGGCGCTTTCGGGGATTTCCCAGCCAGGAATGCCTGCTTTGGCGCTGACTTCACGGCGGATTTTCTCTTTCGTGACCACTTCCCATGCCCTTTCGTAAAGGTGGGGCTCCAATTCCTGGCCGTCTTCGGCGAGCATGGCTGTGAGGTTGGTGCGTCCTGCGAAATATTCGTCGAGTTTGGATTTGCTGTCGCGTGAATCGTCGATTGAGATCTTCGGTGGAAGCGTGAACGTCCATTTGTCCCAGTCATTTGTTTGCGGGCGAGGGAGTCTGCCTGTCATGAAGGCGATTCCGAGGGCAAATTGGATTTGGCGAAGGGCTGGGCCGAGGATTAGGCTTTGGCGGTCGGAAACGAACCGGCGGGCGCGGCCTTGGACGGCGCGAACACCTGGCCCTTTGAGTGAGCTCATGTCCCAGACCATCTCGGTTGGGAAAACGGGGGTGGTTGCCATCTTGATGAGGCGGTTTTGGAAGGACTCCCACGCTTCGCCGGGGCGGGTGTGCTGGAACATTTGGAGGTTTGCCCCGCTGTTTGCTCTGAAGAAACGAACCAATCCACCGAGGTAGCTTTGGGTTGAGATGCCTCCAGTTGGGTTATCGAATGTCGGGCTGTCCGAGAATGGATCCGCACCGCTTTGTGGCACTCCCTCTGGTGCACCGGTTTCGTTTTGTTCCATCAGGGCGATGCTCGAACCGATGACCTGGGCGAAGGCCTCGCGTTCCTGGGCTGTCATGACCGAGCGGCTTTCGAGGATGCCGTGGAAGAATGCTGGAAGACCGCGGGCTTGTCCGATGAAGCAGGGTTCCTTCAAGAGGAAAAAAGAACGGCGGCTGACCACACGGTCTTGCTCTGGCTTCTCTCCCATGATGGCGTAGGCCAGTGGGTATCCGTATTCCGAGAAAATGACCCCGTCTTCGTGTCGAAGGCCTTTGTATGGCGCAGCGCCTTCGCACTCCGTTCCTTGGACGATCCCTTGTGAGAGACCGATCCTGAAATCGATGCGGTGCGATGGGATGTATTGGATGGCAGGCCATGGGCGCTTTGCGTCCCCACGATAAGTCAGAAGGATGCCGATGTCGCCGGAATGGTCTACGTTTGTGCTTTCCAAATATTTCCCGGTGACCCAGTCGAGCTCGCCTGTGATTTCGCAAGTTGGGCACCATTCATTGCGAAGCCAGTCTTGCCAGATTTTGCCGTTTGGATCCGTTCCACGGTAGACCGGTTGAAGGTGGTTCCCTGTGGATGCGATGGCTTTGCCTTCGATGGCTTCGCGGATGAATCCCAGGTTGCAGTAAAGCTTTTTGGATGCGCTGACTGTGAATTTTCTTTCGTGAACCTTTACGGATTTGTTGAAATCCTCGTGAATGGTTGGCCAGCTCTCTGTGGCTGGCGTGTTGCCAGATCCGTGGATAAGCCGATTCGTCCCCGTGCTTGCGGGGCGGTTATCGGGTCCGTAAATGATGATAGGGTCTATGGCCATGGGTTTGTGAAGTGTCAGATTGTTGCGCGTGCCCAGCCAGATGGTCTGCCACCGCGTTCGAAGTATTCAACCGCTTGAGCAAAGGCATCGATGATCTCTTCGGAGGTTGCTCCGACTGCCCAGCTTGCTGTTTGGTCGCCGGCGCTAGTTTGGGAAAGGGCATCGAGCTCGCCAGCTTTGAAAGAAGCGCATGCCTTGAGGAAATCGGCACGGATGGTCGCCAGACGCTTTTCTGCGTCGGGGAATTTCAATCGGTATTCGAGGATCAATACCCGAAGCCGTGCTCCTGTGTGTCTCTGTGCCATGTTCTTTTCCCATCGTCAATTTTCCGGATCGCTTTCTTCGGAGTCTTTGTTTGGTGCGATGTCTGCGTCGAATTCCAGGGTGTTTGAAATCATGGCGATGATGAGGATCATGCATTCTCCGTCCCAGTAGTGGTTGAGTTTGCGAACCTGTTTCCAAATACCCGAGACTGGGTCTTTCACTTCGGACTCCATGGCCTCGATCATTTCTTGATCCATGTCATCCGGTAGTTCCCACGCCTGGTCTTCAACGAGGCCAGCCTGTAGGCGTGCCAGGATGTCTTTGGCGCGGACGTTGCTCCATTGCCAGTGATAGCAGAAGGCTTTGTCGTTCTTGCTCTGCGGGTCTTTGCCGGTTCCAGGTGTGGAGTAGGGTTTGTCTTCCCTGCGTCCACGCTTTTTGTTTACGTGCGTGAATCCGGGAACGTCTCGACCGACCAGGGCTCTCCATCCGTATTTGATGCAGGCTTTGTAGACGTCATCTTTCCATTTTCCTGCGTCGACCGCCACGTAGTTGTTTGGCACCCGGTAGCGGAGTTGGAGTTCCCTGACCCCGTCCCAATCGTGGACGGTTTTGTGGAGAAGCTGTCTGGATCTGCCGATGCCGAATGCGCGGATGACCACCTTGTAGCAGTCGCGCTGAACGTCCACCGCCATGTGCCTGGCCTTTTCGTTTTCCAGCATCGGGGGAAGGGGCGGAACGGATCCGTCGGTGGGTAGTGGCGATGGTGCATATTCCTCCATCGTGTATCCAGATGCGGGGCGGTTGTTGATGACCGGGACTTCTTTCATCTTGAAAGTCCAGAACCTGGCCTCGCGCTGCTTTGTCCAGTTTTCGAAGTCCTTGATGTCGCCTGCCCGTAGTTTGGCTTTGGCGAGGAGGTATTCCTCTGCCATCTCTCCCCAATCTTTCCACCAGACATTCCAGACCGAGTAGCGGAAAGAAAAGTGCCCGTCGATATTGTCCGGGTTTGTTTGCAGCCAGTCGAAGTCCGAGATGAGGTGCCTTTGGAAGGCCTGCC